TGTATAAAAGAAGGCACAGTTGTGGTTGTACCATCAGGGTTTACTTGATCGTTTCCTACTTCATGTTCAAATAAAATACTTTGACCTAAACCAGACTCACCTATAATTTCTGGAAATGACCCTGATGCAGAACTGTTAAATTTAGTTGCAAAAGGATTTTTGTATATTGTTGCATCCATCCAGCTTGTTCTTGCTTCTGTTCCTGTATACCAAACACCACCAGGCACACCAGCAGATTCAGCATAATTAAACACCACATACTTATCATTAAATGTAGATCCTTGTGATGGATAGGACCAAGTTATTTCTGTAAATAAATTGTTTAATCCTGCAGATACTTGTTGTCCTTTTGTGGTATCAAAGTTATCATAAACAAAATCCTCGACTGTGCATGGTATAGATTTAACCGTACCATCAAATAAAAAGAACCCTTTTGGACTCAACCAGAACGCAGCTCCATCTATTTCTACAACAGCATTCTTACCTATCAATCCACAGTTTGTACCAACTTGTTCAAAACCAAACGTAAAAGGTGCACCGATAAATTTCATTGTATACAAAGCGTTATCTGTCCAAACTAGAATAACTTCTTTTGCTTTTATAGCACCCATAATTTTTGTGCCATCTTGTAGTCTTTGTGTACCAGCTGTGTTTGTTGCAGATGGTGTGTAAGTATTAATATCTTCTTGGTCAGAGAATCTTATAAACATATCATCTTGTGTTGTTGATGTGCCGATAGTCGTTTCTGTTCCAAGGTGAATTAAGTGTCTTGTTGTTGGAGATACTAGTGTAACTCTTGATGCTGTAGGATTATTTCCTGTTGCAAAACCAGATGTTGTAGTTGATGCTCTTGTTGTAAACTTAGCTGTAATAGATGCATCCCATGTAAATGTTTTGCCGTTTGCAATCGTTGCAATAAGAACTTGTCCAAAGTTATCTAGTGACCAAAGTCCTGGCTCTAGTGTTACAGTTGCAGCGTTTACAGCATTACCATATCCAGCAAACGTTGTAGCGTTTGTTACAGCAGCGCCACTGCTGTGAGCTTGTCCGTTTGATGTGCCGAACGTTGCTGTGCCTAACGCTCCTCTAGTAATACCCGTTAAGTCATTTGAACTTACACCTGTGTATGTGATTAACTCATTTGCAACAGCTATTGTTCCGCCACCTGTTGGAAAACCAGTTGTCGATGTAAGTGTAACAGTGGACCCTCCGCCCGTTCCTGTAGTGTTTGCGCCCAACGATCCGTTTAAAGTTGTTGAAATAACACCGGTTACAGTACCACCATAATTACCAATACCAAATCCATAACCGTAAGACTGAGCGGAGGGTCCTACTTTTTCATACGGTTTTAGATCTATACTTCCACCAGATGCAGAACTAACTGTACTGGTAAAATTAACAGTAAATGTTTTTGATGTTGGAACTGTTAGGATTTGAAAAACTTTATCTTCAAAGTCAGAATTAGATTTACCTGTGCCTGACGGTAATGTTACACTATCGAATAATACTATGTCTCCTATTTCTAAACCATGATCTGCAGATGTAGTAATAGTAATTGTTACACTGCCTGTTGATGCAAACGTTGCACTTGATATTGTAGTTGCAAGTGGTGTAACATCATACAATCTACCTTCAAAATATATAAGTAAAAATTTATCTGTGCCTATTGCAACGTATCTATTACCTTCAAGATCTACAAACGAGTGAAGTTTTCTAGCAACACCTACAATAGAATCTGTAACTAAAGAAGACCAGCCACCAACTTTTTCTGGTAAGCCGTATCTAAATCTAACATTATCAGAATCAACCCAACGCTGTTCTGCACCTGCTTCTGTGCTTTGTTTGTCGATTCCAGGTTTGAACTTAAAATCAATAAGGGCCATGGTCCGTGCTCCTTACGCCGTGTTTGTCTTGAATGACCAGCCTCTTGTTGAGTCTATAAACACTAGAGTTACAGCTTGACCATTAGTGCTTAAAGTAAGATTAGATGCAGCAGAGTTTATGTTTGAACCATTTCTTGCAACTGTAAGATTGTTAGATCCAAAAGTCCCTCTAGCATCTATGATTACAATCTCTTGTCCAACGCTTGGAGATGCTGGTAATGTTACTGTGATAGGGTTTGATGTAGTATTAGCGAAGATCTGATCACCGTCTACAGATGTATATGTTGTAATAGTTCCTGAATCTAATGTTACATAGCCTTTGTTTTGTAGACCAAGACTAACATTTGTACCATCAGAGTAGACTAAAGATGTAGATCCTATTGGTAATACAACCCCTGATCCAGATACAGTTTTGACTGTAATTGTATATAAAGCTGAAGATCCTCTAGTGGTTGCATCTTGAAATATAATAATTCTTTCAGAGCTATCTGGTATGGTTATACTTCTGTTTGCACCTAGTGTACCAGTAAGTTTGATGTATAGATTTTTACCATTGGACGTTGCTCCTTGATCCAACGTTAGTGTTAAATCACCAGAAGCTAATTGTGCTGATGATAAATAACCTGTAGATAATTGCTCTAATATCTGTAGGTTTGTATTAGTAATAGTTCCCCAAAGACCTGCCTTTTCACCTGTGGTGACTAGTTCTAGTTTTGAGTTTGTTGAAAAAGTTGATGCCATATTAATAAGGTTTTATTTCTGTCCAAGTGTTACTTACATTTGGATCTATTTCACTCCATGTTATTGCCGTAGCATCTTTAACAGTTATTGTCAAAGGTGTTGCATCTGGCGTTACATTTGCTTCAGCGATGATACTAACAGACCCTGTGGCCATCGTCAACGCATTTCCGGTTACAGATGTTACAGCAGAAGCCTCAATAGTAACTGTTCCAGCACCTAAAGTAAATGGTATTCCACCAGGATTTACATTAGCATCTGCCTCAACTGTTACAGTTCCAGCATTGATCGTAAGAGCATTACCAGTTACTTCAAATACCGAACCGGCTAAAGCTGATGCTGCTCCAACAGATACTGTAAGTGCGTTACCTGAAACAGTGACATTTACATTCGGATCAAATATAGATGTTGCTATTGCATTAGCGGATATGGAACTATGACCGAGCATAATTTATCCTATATAATTAATTTACATGCTGCAAAATAAGCACCTTCTGCTTCTATATCAAAATTTCTACCCCAAACTTTTGCATAACATTCTATATAATCTCCAGCACTTAAATTTTCTATTGTAGCTACTTCTTCGTTATTTGTTCTGTCTGGGTGAAGGTCATTTGAATTTGCTGTTTCTTGACTTTCAGTTAAAAAAGAACCGTTTTTGTAAAGTCTACATGCTTTTCCAGAATAAGCAACTCCAGTTGCACTTCTAACGTGAATGTGTGCAATGATCAAATATTTCCCCGCTTCCCCACTAGGGACGGTAAACCTGTAGTTTGAGCTATGGTCGTAGCAAGAACCCTCATCGAAAGTTTCGGTATTAAAAGCAACTTTTACAGTTGCTGCTTCAGTTTGGTTGTCTTGATTTGCTGACATGGTTGCTCTAAAAGCTGGAGTATTAACACCACCATTAACAAATCCAGATGTTAAATTAGTTCCACCATTAGCAACTGGCAGTGTTCCTGTAACATTGCTTGCAAGGTTTACTGATTGATTTGGTCCTAGTCTAGTTAATGCCATTTATTACTCCTCCTCACCTGGTTTTATTGGAAATTCTTTTGCATTTACTTTTTCAACTGTATCTAATCCAGATGGTAAATCTCTCAACGCTTGTCTATAAGTTTTCCAATCATCACTCATAGTTACATCTGAGTTAGCCATCCAATCTGTTTCAATTAATAATTCATTTCTTTTTTGTCTTAAATCTTTAATTGATCTATCAAAAGCACCATTTTCCCACTCTTGATCATTTGCATTTAATTTTGCAATTTCATCTTCTGTAAGATCGATTTTTTTATTATCTATAATTTTATATTTGTGTGTCATTATGTTTTATTTATTCCATGTACGCTTATTTTAATTTCAGCAAATGTGCCACTATTTGGATAAAAAGTTATTCCATAATGTTGCTCTGTTCCATCTGCTCTTTTGCATGAAAATTGTTCTGCTCTACTACTATCTCCATTAGTTGAATAATTTATAAAACCATCAAAAGAAGTAGTTATAGTGTTTGATGTTGGGTTCTGTAAATAACCAACAACATTAAAACCTTCATTTACATCATTTCCAATTCCATTTACATTGTTTAAATCAAAGTATGTAGTAACACCTGAATAGTCATCACTACCACCTATTCTAGATGAATTAATTTTATAATTACTTGCAACTGCACTACCACCTGAATCTAAAAATTGAGTTTTAATGTTTGCATTATCAGTGCCCATTTTTCCAGAAAGAAAAATTAAGTAAAGATCATGCGTGGTTGTTATGTATGTTGAACTTACAGAAACTGAAGAAGCACTTGAGCCTGATGTAGCATATAAAAAAGTTGTACCACCAAAACCTGTTGCTGTTCCAGAGTTTGTAATAGTTGCACCAGATGGAATTGTGATTGTATCACCAGACGCACCGATAGTAATAGTATTAGAACTCTCGTTGATAATGTTATTACCGTCTGTGTCCTGTATCGTGTCTGCTTTTAATATACTTGTCATTATGCTCCTATTACTTTATACCCGCCAAGATAAGTTGTAAAGCCACTATCACCTACAAGTCTTGGACTACCGCTTGTGTCATCAATGTTTGCATACAATTCTATATAATCACTTGCGGACAAATCTAAAATTATTGAACCTGTTACTGCAAATCTTCTTACAGGATGATCTCTAAAATCTGCTGCTATTTCACCAACAGTAGAACCATTTTTATAAATTAATAAAGTAGCAATATTTAAATTATCAACTGCAAGTGAATGACAATCTGCTGAAAAAACAAAACAATACTTCCCCGCTTCTCCACTAGGAACCGTAAATCTACTGTCAGCAAAAGCACTATCTGTATCATAAACTTCATTTCCTAAAGTTACTTTTGTATTTGTAGCATCCGATATGTCTTGATTTGCTCCTGAATTACTTGCAAAAAAAGATGGGGTATTTGCACCTGCACCAGAAACTGTAGTGCCTGAAGGAATATTAACAGTCTCTCCAGATTGACCAATAGTAATAGTCCCTGATCCACTGCTCGTTTGTATATTCGATACTTTTAATGTTCCGTTTGCCATTATGATCTAAATGCCTCTATTTCGTCGTCTGTTAATCCTAAAGCTTTTAATTTAGCATCTGCTGAAGCTTTGTCATTAGCTTTTTTTATTATCGCGTCTGCAGCTTCCTGCTCTACAATCGGTATCATTGCTTCTATATCAGCTTTAGATATTTCAGGTGTTCCGTTATGCCAAGTAATTTCACAAGTATTAATATCTTCTCCACTTACAGATACTTCTGCGTTAGGATTTATTTTAAGTATTGCTTGAGTAATCATCCTGCAATCTCCATAGCTGTTAAAAAAGTTGGTGCGCCACTTCTTGATATATAAGATATAGCAGATGACCCACTTTCTGTTTTTTGACGAAAACCATACGTGATTGCACTCGTACTTGACGGCGAATCAAAAACGTGACCAGATACTCCCATTTCAAGATTGTTACCACCATTTCTAAACATCATAAGTCCTTTACTGCTATCTCCTAAATTTGTGCTGTCTCTAAATATAGTATAGATAGAGCCCACTGCTGTTGTGTCTTGATATCCAAATGTACTAAACAAAATTAATATTTTAGAAGAAGTAGATGATGGAGTTATAGCCACAGTATATGCTTCTACAAAACTTGAGCTTGATGTAGTAGTTTTTTGCGTTGTAGCTGTAGTATTTACTACCTGTAAAATTTTTCCAATATTTGTTCCTGCAGTTCCAGCAATATTAAAAGTTGCACCTGAAGGAACAGTTATTGTGTCTCCTGATGCACCTAAAGTTAATGTAGTGCCTGTGCTTGGTTGAACTAAATTTGTTTCTAATGTGCTCATTATAAAATTACA